TGCACATCAATGACAACGTATCCATCACGCCCCTCGAACTCAGGCTACAAGTAGGGAAATGGGTCCGTGACCATGGTGTAAAGATCATATACATCGATTACCTACAGCTGATGAGCGCGCCGAACCTATCCAAGGGAACCAACCGCGAGGGGGAGATCAGTTATATCTCAAGGAGCCTAAAAGCCACGGCAAAGGAGTTCAACATCCCTGTCATTGCACTATCACAATTATCTCGGGCCGTAGAGACGCGCGGTGGAATGAAGAGACCGATACTATCCGACCTTCGTGAATCAGGTGCCATAGAGCAGGATGCAGATATCGTGTACTTCGTTTACAGACCTGAATACTACAAGATCGAAGAGTGGGACGACGATGATAGAACACCGACAAAAGATCAGTGCGAGTTGATAATGGCCAAGGGAAGGGGTGATATGCTTGGAGCAACGGTAGTCAGGACGAATCTGAGGTACATGAGGTTTGAGGATCTCGAGGAAGATTTTTACAGCGGCCTTCCAATAGAACCCGGCAGTCCAGAGGGTGCCTTCGATGCCCCAAATGAAACAAAATTGCAGAAAGATGAAGATGAAGATCTGCCATAAACAAAAAGTTTAACTTAAATAAATGATAAATGAAAGCAGAATTAAAGCCACTAAAGGGCAAATACTACGGCACTAAAATAAAAGTGATTGATGACAACGGAACAGAAGCCTACATAGAAATATGGGATAGTGGCGACTATACACCAAGCAAGCGAGAACTTGAAGCCGATGGTTACACGGAAAGACAATGGGAAGAAAACGCATTAGTAGATTGTGTGAGTGATGTGCTTGCACGATCACGGGAAACAATTTAAGGCAACAGACAGAAAAAAGGGGCTTGCCGTAAGGCAATGGAATATATCTAGTGTTCACGGGTCGTAACTCGCATACACTAGGAAACTAAACGATGGAATTAAAAACAAAATCAATGACGACAAAAGAAATTCAAAAATCAATATGTAAAGAAGAAGTTCTCAAAGGAAACTTGCCTTGCGAGAATATATCTATGGGCATGGCTGAAATGGATGTTCTTTCTATTTTAAAAAGCGGTTACATCGTTGAAATTGAAACAAAAATAAGCCGTTCGGACTTCAAAGCGGATGCAAAAAAAACCAAGTGGAAGTTTTTTGATTTACGAGTGGAAGGACAAATTCCAAACTACTTTTACTATGCCTGCCCTAAAGACATGATTTCTAAAGATGAAATACAGAAATATGCGGGTTTAATTTATGTGGATAACGGAATTGTAACGGTTGTGAAACGAGCAAAAATACTCCATAGATTTAAGCATGATATTTTAAAAATACTGACTAAAATGTGTAGAATGAAAAGCGAACGTAAATATTTAGGCAGTTGCCTTATGACTTACAAAAACAACTTAGTTAAAGAACGAAATGAAAAATACTTAGCCAATGCGTAGCATTGCCCGCCCCTTTTTCTCTGGTATCTGCGCAACAGTTCACGGGCATTAGGAAATAGGGCAAACGTAGTTTGGTTTCCGTATGCGAAAGCCGTCCGAAACGAACGAAGTGATGTTGAGGTAAGGCTGAGGTTATGCCCGTGAACGCCAAAGGCGTAAGTGTCGTAGGGCGCATGCCCTACACCAGACACGATTGAAATGCGCCCTATTGCATTTACGCTATGTTGTGGAGTAGTTGGTTGAGATATAGAACTGAATAAATTAAATAAACGATTGCCATACGAGGGGCGTATTCATGCCTTTGGCGTTGTGGCAGAATTAGATAACGGGAATAAAATATCAATTATGGCAAAAGAACTAGGACAATTGGAATTTCACATGATTAAAAAAGGAACCGAAAACGAACCTAAAAACTGGTTGGAAATGAGTTCTGTTAATGACATATTTCAGCAAGCTTTATTATTAAACAAAGAGGAAAGAAAGAAGCTATACTACGAATTTGCAGAAAGTTTAGAGCTTTCGGTTAGTTCAATAAAAGCTTGCGAGGAAGATATAAAGGATTTAACGGAAATAAAACTAGATGTTTTTAGGTGGTGTAACGATTAGATATTTTATGTAGTTATCGTGGCTCGAAGCCAATTCTGCCACAACGAAGCTCGTGTATTTATCCGTTGTGGATTTCGGGCTTTGTCGAGCTTGCTCGTAAGAAGTAGTAGAAATAAGAACAACGGACGGGAAAAATAGCCACCCAGAACAATGGTAAATACACATTGTTAACGGCTGAACGAACATTAAGTAAAACGAAGTAAAATATAAAACTAAAATAAACATGGCAAATTCAAATTCAAGTAGCGGAATAGGTGTAACAGGATTATTAGGTGTTGCATTCGTAGTTTTAAAGTTAACCAATGTAATAGAATGGTCTTGGTGGTGGGTCACATCTCCTTTTTGGATTCCTTTGATTATTGTGCTTATTGTGGCCGTAATTTATATAGCTTATCAATTATTTAAAATAAATAAACAAAAACAAAAGCTTAATGATTTAATAGACATGGGGCGAAGACCAAACACTTCTCGTTTCCAAAAAAGGTTAAACGAAATGATGGAAGAAGCAGAAAATCATAAATCTAAGTCAAAGCCGTAGGCTTTGCAAGGCTATTTTTCACGTACACGAGCTTCGTTAACGGCAATAGTGAAACGGGTGAAGTACGTAGTGCTTCGTTTTACGTATGCGAAGAACGGACGAAACGAGCGCAGCGATGTTGAGGTAGTGATGAGGTTTTGCCGTTAACACGTATATATCAACAATGGCTCAAAACCCTAGTAAAACCAATATATAAGATATGGATTTTCGAAAATGGCATAATAGGTATTCGATAGATTGCGATACAAAATATACTTCTCCAGCCACCAGACGAACATATAAAGCTGGAGTAAAAAAGTTTTTAATTCACTTTCAAAACGAAGCAGAACCAAAATCAATAAGTAACGACAAGATCAAAAAATGGCTTCTGAGCTTTGAAACACACAATACTAGAAAACACATGCAGTGTTCGGTTAATTCATTTTACAAAATAACCGTGAGGATGCCTCAGAAAATATCGAACATTCCATATCCATCTAAACCAAACACTCCCCAGGGTAATCGATAGCGAAACGCTGCGTGAAAGTATCAACAAGATACCCAATCTAAAGCATAAGGCATTCATAATGATGACCTACGGAACTGGACTTCGTATTTCAGAAATGCTCAACGTGAAGATCAAAGACATTGACAGTAAAAGAGGTCTGCTCTTTGTTCGCAACGGAAAGGGAAGTAAGGATAGAGTTGTGAAGATTTCAGACAACCTCATTGATGTTCTTCGAAAATACTACCGTAAATACCAGCCAAAAGTGTACCTGTTTAACGGCAAGTCCAATTCTCATCTCAAATATTCTAAGGCGAGCGCCAACAATATCGTAAAGCAATATCTGGGTGAAAAGGAGCACATGCATGTCCTAAGACACAGTTATGCAACAACTTTGTTGGAAAACGGAACGGACCTTATCACAATTCAAAAGATGTTAGGACACAATAGTCCAAGGACCACAGAGATATACACCCACGTATCCACCAAGCACATAGCGCGGGTTGTGGCCCCGATGTGATGAAGTGGACGGCCAAGGACATAGAAAAATTGAAATTAAACAATAACCTGGAACAGGTAAGCAAGAAACCTAATTCCCCCGATTTCGAGGGAATTAAAATCGAGAAGGTATCGGTGGAAAAAAATACGATCGCAAAGGTTCTATGGGTCATGCACAGGGAGGGAGAGATACCGGAGTACGTCACGGAACTGGTTTTCCATCCAGATAGAAAGTTCAGGTTCGATTGGGCAATACCCAGTCTGAAGATAGCGATTGAGTATGAGGGCGTGATCTCCAAAAAATCGAGGCACACCACGATGAAGGGGTATTCGACCGACTGTGAGAAGTACAATCTCGCACTCGTTTCGGGTTGGAAAGTGCTCAGGGATACAGCAATGAATTACCAGAATTTGTCCGAAGACCTAAAAAGTTTGCTCAGAAAGTAATACATTTGTGTTACTTACAATTGAAATCGCGGGATAGAGCAGCTGGTTAGCTCGCGAGGTTCATTACCTCGAGGCCGCAGGTTCGAATCCTGTTCCCGCTACAACTAAGATATCCGAAGCATGACGGTAATTTCATGATTGAAATTTAAAGATGGTTATTGGCAAAGACCGGGGAAACATGCGCTCCGGTCATTTTCAGGATATGACGGACAAAACATTTCAGAAATACAAACTTGTGGTTGACGAATGGTTCAACAATGGCTTCAATGGCCTGAGAGCTTATCAGAAATTATATCCAAAAGCCAAGGACAAGACAGCAGACAAGCGTTTCAGGGAGCTGACCGAAAAAGACCGAGTCAAGGACTACATAGCCCAGAAGCACGAAGAATCAAAAATAGCACTTAGGACAACACACGAGGTCCTGCTCGAAGAATTGAAGAATTGGGCATACTCTGACATAACCGAAACACTATCGCTCACTGTTGATGAAATCAAGGAATTACCCTCGGAAATAAAGAGATTGATAAATCGGTTCAAGCATACGCAGCGCCACCTGAGGGACAAAGACGGAAAGATTTATGAGACCATCGATGTCGTGGAGCTCCATTTTGTATCCAAGGAAAAGGCTATGGAGATGATACACAAGCATGTAGGTTTTTATGAGACCGACAACAAGCAAAGGCAGCCACAGATATCTCAGGTGCTTTCAATAGATCCATTAGAGAACCATGATAAGGCAGACGACAGCACTCAGGAAGATATCAAGCCTTAAAAAACGGATTTGGGGCATTCAGGGTGGTCAGGGTGCGGGAAAGACATTCGCCATTCTGCTGCTGATAATAAACCACGCTCTTAGACATAGCAACAAGGAGATCTACATCGCTTCGGCCGAACTCTCAAAGATGCGTATCACTGTGATCAAGGATTTTATCAAGATCATGAGGCTGCTCGGCAGGTACGATGCAAAGGCAATGACGGGCGGGACGCTCTACGTGTTCCCGAATGGCACCTTCATCAAGTTCATCGGACTCGACAAGGAGGATATCGGAAAGGGATTGAGGTCGGATATCATGTTCGTTAACGAGGCCAACAAGCTGAAGAACTTCGAGACCTACCGTGAGCTGACATCGAGGGCAAAAAGGGTGATCATCGACTTTAACCCGAATGCAAAGTTCTGGTACCATACCGAGGTGATGACACGTGATGACTGTGACAACATCGTTCTGACATTCAGGGACAACGAGTACCTGAGCAAAGAGGAAAGGTCAGAGATATTGCGCTACCAAAAGAAGGGATTTGATGCCGATGGAAATGTGATCAATGAATACTGGGCCAACAAGTGGAACATTTATGGCGAGGGCAAGGTCGGTAGTGTCGAGGGCAGGATATTCAATTGGAACCCGATATCCTACCGTGATTTCCTTGAAATAGACAGGCCAGTGTACTATTCAGTCGATTGGGGAAAGGTTGATCCGTTCGCGATCGGATGTGAGAAATACCTTGACGGGACGCTTTATACGCACGAGCTGAACTATGACAGTGAGAACGAATGGAGGAAACGCTTGACGGCCACCCAGATCAAGGAGATATCGGGCAGTAATGATGACGGCTTTGTCAATTGGATGTTCAACAGGCTTGCCATCCCAAAGGATAGGCCCGTCATCTGTGACAACAACAGGAAGCAGAAGATCATATCGCTTAGAAATGCTGGCTGGGAATACGCGATTGGTGCAACGAAGGTATCGATACTCGAGGGCATCGACCTTTTGCAGAACCTCGAGGTAAGGTATACCGAGGACAGTACCAACATCGAGAACGAGCAGGAGGCGTACTGCTGGAACCAGAACAGGGCGGGTGATGAACTTGAGACACCAGTTGATTACAGCAACCACCACATCGACAGGATAAGATATACAGCGATATACCTCCAGCAGGAGGG